TTCAGGATTTTTCCGGCCGAACAGCTTGGCAATGGTGGCCTGGCCGGACAGGATGTTGGCGCCCACCGCACTCATGCCGAGCTTCTGAAGGATGCTGTCGGATTGCAGTGCGACCCGCCCGCCAGCAGCGAGGCCGAGCTGGCTGACAGACCCGTTGCTGGCGTCCCAACCTTGGGCGTACAACCCCTTCGACGCCATCATGCCCGCGATGATCCAGCCTACGATCGGGATCGCCGCCGCCGCACCGGCGCCAGCGGTCAGCGCGCCGCCGGCGGCAGCACCACCGGCGGTTCCGCTGGCCGCTGCGGCCGCGCTGGCCGCCTGAGCGGTCGTGAGGCTCATGCCGGCACCGAACGACGTGACGGCCGACGAACCGATTGCTGAACCGAAGCTGGACACCAGGCCGCCGAGACTGGACGCGATGCCACCGGCGAAGCCGGAATAGATCGTCTTGCCGACGCTGAGCAAGCTAGCACCGTCACTGAGCAGACTGCCGGCGCTGGTGCCGCCGCCGGTGATCCCCAGCGTCGAACCCAAATCGCCGATGGCGGAGCTGCCCGTCACCTGCGCGCCGATATTGAAGATCCACTTCTTGATCGTCATCTGGTACAACAGGTCCAGCAGGCCGTTCTTGAGCGTATCGCGCAGGCGGTCGAAGGCCGACTTGCCGCTGTCGAAAATCGAGATGAATGTGTCGTGCGCGGTCTGCTCGATCGACTCCCACACTTTTTTCTGCTGGTCGAACTGCGCGGTCTTGAGAATGGATTCTTTCTGGGCGTCGCCCAGCGCGCGCATCGCCGCCGCGCTGGCGCGCTGGGCATCCGCTTCGGTTTTCCGTTCGGCGTTGGAGTCCAGGATGCTGGCCGCCACGTCCTTGCGCGTGGCGGCCTCCTCCACGAGCGCGCGATTGAAGTCGGCGACCTGGTTCTTGCTCATCCCGATCAGAGCGTTCGCATCACGCTGAGCGATCAACTGGTCGTTCAGCGCGTCCGCCTCTGTGACCCGCTTTTCGGCCAGGTCGGCCAGATTTGCGGCGGCTTGCTTCGTGTCCTTCACGTCCAGCTCGTAGATGTCGTTCCGGAGCTGTCGGGACCGAGTCAATGCTTTTTCGTCAATCAGCGCGATTTGGGAACGCAACGCCGCTTGCTCTTTCAAGCTGTTGGGTTTGCCGGCCGTGAGAGTTAGCTCCTGCTGTAGGCGCGACCTTTCCCGCGCCAGTGCAGCCTGATCCAAGGCTTCCACCTTTTCCGCATAGTCGATTTGGGCGACGAGGCTGGTGGCCAGGCCTGCGCTGCGCGCCGACGCGACATCCATGGCGGTTCGCTTCGCAATCTCTTCCTCGATCGCCCCCCGAGATTTGATCTTCTCGATCTGTTGGTCGATGGTCAGGTTGTACACGTCGGCGTATTTCTTGCGAATCGCCGCCAGCCGTTCTTCCACCAATTCCGGCGCAATTTTTGCGGCAGTACCCTGCTCCCGCGCCCGTTTCAGCTCATTCTTCAATTGGTCGGCACGAGTGAGATATTTTTCTTCCTCTTGCGCCCAAGTGACACCAGCCTCGCGAAGCTTGTTGTCCTCGCGGTCCAGTGCAGCCTTTTCGTTTGCCAACTTGATCTGCTTCGTTAAGCTTGACTCCAGCGCCAAGTTGCTATCGAGCTCAACTCGTGAATCGCGGCTACGCAGGGAGGACGATCTGGTATCTCGTGCCTTCGCGATTTTTTCCTGCACAGCCACAAGCTGATCCTCAAGCGATTGTTCCCGGCCACCGCCGAGCTGCGCATCCCACGCCCGCTTTGCGATGTCCACAATCCCCACCCACGCCTTGTGAAGAGTTCCGAGGTTATCCGCCACCTTCGTGGATACAGCGGAAGCCCCATTGGCGTAGGCCAGTTGAGCGACGGTTGCCGCTTCAATCGTCCGACCCTGTAGATCCAGCGCTTTGACCTGACTGTAGACCTCGCCTGTGAGGAAGTGATATTGCTCGTTGAGCTTGAGCAAGGTTGCCGCCGGAGCCTTGCCCAGCTCTGCAAAGTCAGCGGCCGTGTCCTGCACGCTCTTCCCCAGTGCGCGCTGCACCTGGACCGCGACGAGACCGAATTGCTGCAAATTGGTCGCGGCGACTTTCCCTGTGCCGGCCAGCGCGGCGATGGCCTCGGCAGCCGCCGCTTGGGTACCAATCGATGCGCTGATGTTGCGCGCCATGTTGCCCAGCTGGCCAGCTGTCGTACCTGCTGCGTTGCCAGTGGTGATCAGGGCCTGCCTGTATACGACGGATTCATTCCGACCCTGGATAAAAGCAACAGTCAGCGCGGCGGCGGCGGCGGCTACAATAGTCAACGGCGTCACCAAGCCGGCAACATAGGCGCCCAACGCCTTCGCCGCGTTGCCGGCGCCGCCGAACATGTCCTTGAGCTGCCCACCCTGCTGGAGCAGCACGGTCAGCGGCGCTTGACCGCCCTGCAAGCTGGTTATGATGTCCGTGAACTGAGCGGGTACATTGCGCAGCGCGGCGGCCGTGGCGGCAGCGGACATGCCAGTGCGATTCAGCCCCTGCTCTTGCGCGCGGAGCTGAGCGATAAGCGGCGCGGCCTGATTGGTTACACCCAACTGAGCGGCTTGCAGCTCCAGCAGCTCGGTGCGGGTCTTGCCGATGGCGGCAGCCTGCTGCTGCAACCCGGCGATGAAGTTGTCGCGGCCGGTCTGCACCTGCGCCGCTTGCTGTTGCGCCTGCGTGGCGGCGCGCGCGGCGGCGGCTACCGCATCCTCAGCCGCCTTCAGGCGCGCCAATTCCTGAATCAGCGGCTCCGCGCCACCAGCGGCGCCAGCCTGCGCGGCGCGGTAGCGCATCACCTCGTCGGCGGATTTGCCGTACAGCGCTACCTGCTCGCGCAACCCGGCCACGAACGTATCGCTTTTTGCTTGTGCCTGAGCGGCCTGTTGTTGCGCCTGCGCGGCGGCGCGCGCGGCAACGGTCACCGCATCCTCAGCAGCCTTCAGGCGCGCCAGCTCTTGAATCAGCGGCTCGGCGGCGCCGGCGGCGCCAGCCTGGGCGGCGCGGTAGCGCATCACCTCGTCGGCGGACTTGCCGTACAGTGCGACCTGCTCGCGCAGCCCCTCCAGGAAGCCATCACTCTTAGCCTGGACCTGAGCGGCCTGTTGCTGCGCCTGGGCGGCGGCGCGCGCGGCAGCGGCCACCGCATCATCGGCGGCCTTGAGCCGCGCCAGCTCCTGGATCAGCGGCTCGGCGGCGCCTGCGGCGCCGGCCTGGGCGGCGCGGTAGCGCATCACCTCGTCGGCCGATTTCCCGTACAGCGCTACCTGCTCGCGTAGGCCACCAACATAGCTATCACTCTTTGCCTGAGCCTGCGCGGCCTCGCGCACGGCAGCTGCCTGGGTGCGGGCTGCGTCGGCGGCGGCCTGCGCCGCGACGTGTTGGGCGGCGGCCGTGGCGGCGGCGGCGGCTGTGGCACGCGCCTGCGCAGCCTCCAGGTCCTTGAGCTGCGTGAGCAACGGCGTGAGCGTCGCCATGTTGCCGTTGCGGTTCCTCGCCAGTTCTTCGAAGAACTCGCTGCCGGATTTTTTCCCGGCTCCGAACGCGGCCACAGCACGTTGTAGCTGCTGGGCGATATTGCGGGTAGCGGTATCGATGCTCGCGGCGGCGCGGGATCCGCCCTCGCCGATGCTTTCGAGCGAGCGGCTGCCTTGGGAACCCAAGTTCTGCAAATTGCGGCCGGTGCGGTCCACGCGCGAATCGACACGGTCGAGCCCGGTATCCACGCCGGCCGAATTAACGCCCAGCTCGATGGTTGCGCCGCCGATAGTGTTTGACATGGGTTCCCAATAAAAAAAGCCGCACAAGGCGGCGTTACTTCTTGCGCATTTCCTTCAGCGCAGCGACTTCCATCGTCCGGAGATCGCTCTCCATATCGGCATATTCGTCGGGGGTGAGGCGCATGCGGTCCATCATGTGATAGGCCACGTTATAGTCCAGCCCGGTGGGGCCATTCATGCCCACCCGCCACTGCGTGTCCAACTTCGCGAACAGGCCGTAGACCGGCTCGTTCCCAGGAAGGACGTCGACCGGGTCGCTTACAAAGTCCTCCGCGGCAAATCCCGACGCCTCGATTTCTTCGGGCGTCGGCATTCGCTCATACCGGGACTGTGCAAGCGCTACGAGTTTTTTACGCGAGCCTCGGCGACGGACTGGCGATACACCAGGGCGACTTCCGCCAGCGAGCCTGGGTATTCATCTT